GTGAGAGAAGGGTTAGATGGAGTAAAGGGCAGCCTTTAGGGCTTGCTCCTTCATTTCCATCATTTGCCTTATCTCATCACGCTGTTATGTTTCTAGTCTTTAGAGACTTGGCTATACAACGTGGTAACACAAAGCTGATTCAATCATCTTTGCGTAACTTTGATTCATTCTTAGCTTCTGATTGGCCATACAGGATACTTGGTGATGACATTGTCATGACACAAAGTCTTGAAAGGCGTTACAGAGCTAAGATGGAAAGTCTGGGTTGTGAGATTTCCGAACAAAAATGTCTCTCTAGTAATAGAGCGGCAGAATTTGGTTCACGAGTTGTCACAAAGGATTATATCCTTATCCAGAATAAGTGGAAAATGTCTTCAGATAGGAATTTCATCGATCTACTCAAGGCCCTAGGGCCAAAGTGGATCCAGAACCTCCCGACAAGGCAACGTAAAGTTGCTTTGGCCATATCTTCTATTCCAGAAGATATGGGGGGTCTAGGTTGGAACCCTAAGGGGATCCCTCTAGACATCAGAAGACAGGCTGCTGAGTTTATACTCAAACAGTCAGAAGAACAGATAGTACACCGTTTGGATGTTCAAGCCTCCTTAAATAGATACAAGGATAATCCTGAAATTGATCAGGGTTTAATTGTATCTAATAAGGAATGGAGTGTGAGGTTAGATTCTGATCTAACTATACACTCTGATAGACCGTCCAGGTCTATCATGGAGACAATCACAGACCTCTTCCGTTTCCGGAAGATGACAGTGAAGAAAGATGATGTCCCAAAGGGTTATACCCTTATGGATGTGTCATCTGATCCCCGTGGTAGCACCCAGTTGCAGTCATATGAAAATAGACTCTCTGGGTCGGTGTTAGACATACTCCTTCCAGATGATCAGGAACAGTTCTTAAATAAATTGATTTTTATTGAAGAAAACGCTTCTAAGATCTCTGAGGTGATATCAAGTCCTCAACAGCTCAATAGTCTATCTAATCCATATACGGAAAAGTTGACTACTAAGGCTGTAGAGGAAGTGAAATCTAAAAAAGTAACTAGGGCTTCTATTAATCTTGGTCTCTCTAAAGAGGCCATACTAGAGAAAGTAGATCAATCCCTTCACTCAAAAGCTTTAAGTGAGGAGAGAGATTATAAGAGGAAGACGAGGTCTTC